TGCGCTGCGAACAATGCCACGATTTATCCGAAAGTACGATTTGGTAGTATTAACAGGCGTTTGTCCGTTTAATGTGACAACTTCGTTTATTTCGTTGTAGTCACCATCTAGGCCAAAAACTTCAACCGTTCTTGCACCAGTACCTGCGGCAGTGTCGTTAGCCGAACTGCTTGATATAGTCATTATCGTGGCTGATGGGGGGTAGGAATACAAACCACCTTGTTCCCAGATGGTTTCTTTTGTGCTTCCAACATCGTTGTTGTAACCGAACTTAAACACAGTTTTATGGCCCGTGATTTGACCACGGGCCACCTGTAGCTCAAATGGCTCAGATGTTCCGACCTGTGAAATGGAACGGATATCATATGCCATCGGATCCTCCTACGAAAGGATGATCGTTAGTTGGTTACTCGCACCTGTAAACGCAGAAACGTACACACCTTCCGAAAAGATAATGCCGTCATCTGGAATGTTCATTACGTGGTGACCTGCCGGAAATGTTTGCGTAAGCAAAGTATCACCGCTTGCGCCACCGTTTTTCAACGTGAACGCACCCGCAGCCGCACCGTAAATTACAACCTGCCGTAAACGTGATCGAGTCGGACCAACAATCGCTGCCGAGGTTCCTTGAACCCAATTATATGCTGTTACTGGACCAGCCATAAAAGCCTCCTATTAAGCGAGGTTATTGTTTTGCTGATACAAAATAGTAAACCGTACTTCTCCAGCAGTAGTTGCCGCTGACGCGGTAACAGTTAGACGAATGTCCGCAGTTCCTGTATCTTCCCAAGCTAACGTTCCGCCTGCTTCAGTAGTTGGATATTTACGACCTGCTGTTGTACCACTCGCAAAAGTGTTTAAAATTGTAGACGCACCGCCCACTGTATCACCAACGCTCAAGTTAGTAGTCGCGTTCGCCGCTGTAATCACATCAATCACACAATCTATGATCTGTGAATTAGCAGGAATAACAACGTCCGTTACTTGAGCAGCCAGTGCGCCACCAGATAAATCTGCGGCAAAAGTCTGCGCCATAACGACTTGACCAGTGTTTTTAATATTTGATCCAAGGGTTGTACCCGTGGTTTCTTTAATGGTCCCTGCTTTAATAGGACCTGAAAAAGTTGTCGTACCCATGTCGATCTCCTGTCTGGGTTAGTCAGCCGCACCATGCAACTGTCAGGGATAAAAAAACCATACAGGAGAAATAGACAAAAAGAAAGGGGCTACCGAAGTAGCCCCCAGTTTGGGAGGAGGTAATGAAACCCTCCCAAACTATAGCACAAATTACGCTCCGGGTGAACCGAATACGCAACGTGGGTCGCTAAAGCCGAAGCTGTAACGCTCACGCGCTTTAAAGCGCATGTTGCCTGTGTCGAAGTCTGCTTCCATGTTGGTAGACAGAGGAGTACGCTCAAAGTGGATCATTCCACGAGGCGCATCCGTCATGATGAAGAACGCATCAGGGTCCGTCAGGAAGTCATTGACGGCATAACCATCAGGCAACATTCCCATTGAACGAATCGCGTTCGTATCATTGTCTGCTGTTCCAACACGAAGGTTTGAAACCATCAAGCGTTCTGCAATAAATTGCAGTTGACGCGGGATAAGTAACTTCGTGCCACGAAGAGCAACCTTCAAACCACGCTCGTCCACAAAACCTGCGATGTTGATAAGGGCATCTTCAAGAGATGTCTCGTTCAAATCAGCAGCTACTGTGGGTTCGTTGGCAAACGTACCACCGTTGGTTAACGGGTGGTCTGTCGCACAAAGCGCAACACCGTCACCACCAGCAGACGCGCCAGCAGTAAATGCGTTGTTAAGAACCGCAGCGGCCTTAACTTGCTTTGTGTGTGCCATTGAACGAGCCAACGCACGAGTATAACGCGAACCAAGACGATCATACAGATTGTCTTCGATAGCTTCCTCAGTGATTGAGAATGCCAGCGCAATAGTTTCGTGGTTGTAACGAGCAGTGTAGGCTTCGTTAGCGTCGTCAAAGTTTACAGAGGAACCTTCCGATTTGGTTGGTGCCGCTCCGAACCCACTCAACATAACTTCCTCTTCAAATGCTCGATCAGAAGATTCTGTTGTGTAGATCTCCGCGTGTTGGTTTTCGTACCGATTGTACTCCATACCAAACAACGCATTGAGGCCCGGTTCTAGCTCTTTCGCTAGTTGTGCGCGAGAAATAGCCATTCTTTAGACCTCCTTAAACGCCAGTAGTCGATGGAGTACCAGCAACAATCGCACCATTGGCGGAGTTGAAGCTGTTATTCAATCGAACAATTACAGGGATACCAGCCGCTGTAAAGTCGCTGTTTTCTGGATCATCTTGAATTCCGATGATACGCAGTTGCAGCGCAGCAGTGGTGGCGATTGTGCTAACACCCAACTTAGCAGAAGAGATACCTGTGGAAGAAGAACCAGAAGTAGCTGTTGCAAAGTTTGCGTTTGCGAACACATGCCCACGCGCAGTTGCTTCGTTAGTCAACGAAGCGTCTGATGCGATAACAAATGTTTGCATTGGGTTGTCATACACAAAGGCTTTGACGGGGAAGTTTGAATCCGCGCCAGAACCGGGCCAGCTATTTGAGAAAATAGTCTCACCAGTGGTGGACGATACATATTCGCATCCCCAGAAAACACCTAAAAGACCTACCGTCCCACCAGCAGCCGCGCCAACAATATCAATAAAGCCTGTTGACAGCGGAATTACGGGTGAACCTTGGTAAATCGCGTTAGTGTTTCCAGAGGCGATACGATACTCGGTCGCACCAGTGGTGTTTGCAGCCTGACCGACTACACCAATCGGACGAAGTCCGAAAGCACCGTTACTGTTTGCCATTTTAGCAATCCTCTTTCAATTAATCGGAGTCTCTACGAGATCCCCCGAATGATACACGACTTTGCCGACTATTACTTATCGGCATTGAAGGATGTTGTTCCTTCATAAGGTCCTGATCTACAGCAGTCATCTGTTCGCGGGTTCTGCCCCCGTAATATGCAGTTCTTTCTGCTACTGTTTCAACAGGTATTCGGCACAGCATCAGTCCGCCTTGACCAATCACACCCTCATATCGACCATCGTCGATAACAGGTGCTTCATAGTTTGGATATTCGTCTTTCCGGACAGGTTCCCATCCTTCGCGTAGCTTGGCGTTGACATTCATCTTGTCTTCCTCACCACGCATTGCAACTCGTATCCAACGATGCACAAAGCCCTCTGGGGCATCAGGTGCTGCAAGGTGACTGGGCGGAGCCCATGGTTTTCTGCGCGTTTCTGATTCGCGTGTTTCGCTTGCGCGAGGTTTTCTATCAGCCATTCTATCAATCCTTCACAAATTTTGCATATTCTTCAAGCGGTACATTTAGACGTTTCGCCATCGCTATTTGTGACGGTGATAGTTTAACCGACCTGCGCCCCGTTTTTGCCGTACTGCGAGATGCTGAAGCGCCAGCCGAGGCGACCTGTGCTCCACTCGATTTCTTCGCCTGAAACTTATTCGGAAACTCCGAACGCATTCGACGATCAACTTCAGTATAGTATTCTTCGCTGGCTGGGTCAAACCCCTCTTCTTCAACGAGCTTCCTATGTATTCCAAAAGCAGCATAAGTCATGACTTCGTCAGACCCAAACCAATCGTTTTTCTCCGCCCACGACTGCGCCTTTGGATCAGGCTTCGGAGCAGAAGGAGCAACGGGTTGCTGCATCGGAACCTGCTGTTGTGCAACAGGCGCTTGATCAGGAACTTGCTCAGACCGCTGCTTGGCAATCCGCAAACGTTCTTGCTCAATAGACATCTTTGATAACGCTTCCTGCGCCTCAAACATCTTGTCCGTATCACCAGCGTCATAGGCTTCTTTGTACAACCGCTTCGCTGTTTCTACCTGAGCATCTATTCGAGTGCCGTACTCAGACAAATAACCCTTGTCTAAGTTTTGAACCCGGCTTTTTAAACTCTCATTCTCCTGCAACAACTGCTGCGCTAAACGAACAGCCTCTTCACGGTCCCGTTCTTCCTTGCGATATCTCTCGGTTAACTTTTTTATCCGAGCCTGAACCTTGTTACTGTAACTATCTAGCTCATCATCGCCAGATTCCGCAGCAGGCTCTTGCGCTTCCGGTTCTTCAACAACCTCTTGACCCGTCGGTTCTTCCGTTGCCTCAACCTCTATTTCTACACCCTCGTCTTCGAGGACTTCTTGTTCTTCCGCCATCAGTTTCTCCTAAACCTGCTTAATATCGTCGGGCTCTAAGATCGTAGCAATAACCTCATCGTCGTTGATTATACGAACTTCGCCCCCATCGATCTTAAATCTCGACCCCGAGTATCGACCGATACAAACCCATTGTCCCTCCGCACACCAAGGTGCAGCGTCTGGGCCAAACTTATCAGGGTCTTTGTAAGCAATAGGACCAACCTTTAAAACATACGCAACAACCGTTGCTACAGCTTCACGATCCCGAACTTCATCCGGTATGTGTAAACCGCCCTGTGTTTTGCTAGCACCTTGATAAGGCATAACTAAAACACGCCAGCCCGTAGGCTGCGGTAGTCTTTCAAGAAGGGGTTTTTCTAAAAGAGAAGGGTCTAAAACCTTCTCGGTGGTATCAATATACGCGCTACCAACGTCAGAAGAAGCAGCGGTGTTCCCTGCTTTCTCTTTGTTAATTTTCTGCGCGACATGATCAGGAAGATATAAGGTCTTCGACATCGTCAGCGTGGTTCTCCAGCAGGGCTTTGATTTCCTCACGAGCGTAGGCAATGCCCCGTACTTCACCCACCATGAGCTTATACTGCTCCCAGTCTTTAGCAGTATCATGTGCGAGAGCATTTGCAATGTCCTGCTCTCGTTCCTTCAGGATCTTATACATATATGTAGCGAAAGCAACAGCGTCCATTAAAGAATGTCCCTCTCCGAACCCTCGGCTATAGATTTAATTGGACCACCCTTCACCCAGTCATTGCAAACATGGTCGGACGAACACATGAATTTGTACATCTGGCAGTAACCCAGATCACCAGAATCATCGCCAATACATTCCAACATGTCTTCCGTTTGATTGTACGCTCCGCAGTTTCCACAAACCTCGGTCAGCTTAA